ACTTCGCACAGGTTCGGCTCGCAAGGCCTACGTCCTGCTCTCAAAAAACGTCCAACGGTTAAATTGCCACAAGAATTGACTTTTCCTTGCCGCGCAAACCGAGACACAGTCAACCGACTGAACTCGCCAGCGCCTCTAATCCACTCTCTGGTTTCCATTTCCCTACTGTACCCTCAACAACACTTTCACTAAATCCACCACCGTTGCATACGCACGACGTACAAGCAACTGGAACGACCACCCGACTCGACTTTACCTCCAAGAGGTTTCTGGTCCGTAGATGTTCGTAGCCAACGCAGGGCCCGCAGGCCTCCACGGAGCACATGGCAACCCTCGTCTTTAAAGAAGCCGTTCCAATCACACCGCCCCACTAGGGCTTCGCCGTCTTCACAAGACGGACCCTACAACAACGGAACCGAACTCAAGAAAGGTGTCTTCCTAAGGCACTCCAAGAGTTTCATCCGACAACTACCCCGTTTTCTTCTTTCTGGCGAAGAGGTCACCTGAAGTTCAAAACAAGAACAAAGGGTCCACGCAAGTTACCCCGACACTTCGGGGTGGTTCGCCATGCACGGACAACCGTCCGAACACGCCTACACCGGATCTCTCCTTAACGCTTCTCACCTTCCCTCTTGTCACTCACTACAGGTGACGCGACCACAACCGCCTCTGGCTCCGGGCAATAGGGCGGTGGGGGACCGCGGGTGCAAGCATCGTATTGAGACGACACGAGCAACCTCCACGGTACCGCCACTGACTTACCCCTCTTCTCTTTGTTCAGGTCTATTTGGGGTAGACCTCTCCTGACTTCACCAAGCGCCCTGCCTCCCCAAAAGGCAGCGGAAAAATTCCGTACAAAGACTGGACCTGTAACGGGCTCGGGACGCCGAACCGCAGAAAGTCGTAAACAGTACCGCAGAGCGGACTGAACACGGCTCTCTACGAAAGCGACCGAGAACTTCCAACAGGCAGTCTCCTCAGCAGACGCTTGAGACAACTCACTTCCCACCTCGTCCGCCGGCAAACGAACGAAATCCTCCGAAGAGAGGACAACGTTGTGCCCGACGGGAGCCGAGGGAGGCACCACTTCGTCTGAGGTCGACAACCTCAACTTAAACAAAGTTCCTAGCCGCTCGGCCAGCCGACCGCAGAACCCCAACTCACTGAGAGTCAATCTAGTTGACCTCAGAGAGTGAAGGTGATGCTTGAACCAGACAACGCCCGCCCGAAAGCGGACGTTGCTGGTAACTCCGGCAAGCCAAGCGCGGAACTCCCGCCCAAGCGAGGTAACGTACTCAGACTTCCTCAACCGTCCGAAACGTAACGTTGGCACGACCCGAAGGTAGCCACCAACGAAACGAAAAAGGGTACTGTTTAAAGAACCCTCGGAACGGTCGAAAGAAGTCTTTGTACGCTCGACCTCTAAACCCAACTCGCCAACGACAGACATCCACTCACTCGCACGCGAAGGCGAGGCTTGAAAAAGGATGTCGTCTCCGTTAATGAGACAAGGCACCTTGCCGGCCTCCCTCGTAGTCAAACCAGAAACACGCATCGACCAAAGAAAGGCGATACGGTTCTGAAGACACAAGAGAGGGAAGCTAAGGTAGCTGCCCATCATTTGCCCAACAGAAGGAACACCAAGCTCCTCTAACCCTCCGGACCGGCACAGAACCGGACGAAGGATTTGAAGAGCACGTTGTCTAACTGAAGGAGGAACGGAGGACGAGTTGCGCAAGGCAACGCGGAGGATGACCTCAGCAACCTCTATCGGCAGATTGTCAGTCGCAGACTGATAATCCCCGCTTGCAAGGATGCTGTCATCGCGCTCCGCAAACCCCGCAGAACGAAGTACGTCTTCCGTAGGATCACCTCGACAAAGCCAATTGTTCTTGGACAAATGGTTGTAGAGTGTCTTGTGCAAAGGCCTAAGAAGAAGTTCGTCAGAAGAGAACTTAGTCAAAGGTCTTGGCTTTCCGGAAGACTGTACAACGATCAACTCAGCCATGGGAGCCGGACGCTCACGGTAAGGGCCTCTTAAGGCTTCCTCCAAGAAAGACGCGTGGTCTATCTCGGAACCGTGAGCTCCGCCTCTTGACCTTGGTGAGTCAATCGTCGCGGAAAGGGGAGGGGAAGTGAGAAGAACTTGTTGTTCGTAACCAAGGTCCCAGCCTTTCTTGAAGAGAAAGGCGGCCTGTTGGGCAACGAACCGCAAGTAGCCAGGGGGAAGACTACGCCTCGGCCGACGTAGTCCTCGCACGAGCTTCTCCAAAAGAGGGTCTTCCATGCACGAACATGAGTTCGGCAAGGCCTTCTTTATGGACTGCCAAGCAAAAACCTCTTCAGAAGAAGAGGACGGGCAGGAACCAAGGAGCTCCTTCACCTCTGCCACAGTGCCGGAGCACGTGGTAGAGGTGGGCGAGAAGAGGGGGACGGGACGTCCGAAGACGTACCCCCAATCGGACAGAGCTCGACGGACGAACTTAATCGTCCGGAGCCGGAAAGCGCGACAGCGTCGCGGAAAGCGGTTCTCTTTCTTGACCCCCTCCAAAGAAGGGGGTAAGGACTTGAGCCGTTGGTCAACCATAGTGGAGATGAACGAGTTTCCATTATGTGCC